AGATGGAGTGTTGTACTCCAGAGAAGGCCGAGGTCTTGGCGATCACGGCTCGGATGGGGTGGGACGATTCCGACCTCACTGTCGGAAAGCTGTTCCGCCTGTGGCGCTGGTTCGATCAACACACCGCGTCTGGTAACGCTCACGGCGTTACCTCATCGCTACTCGACCGCATCATTGGCGTTGCCGGGTTCTGCGAGGCGGTGCAGTCCGTGGGCTGGATCGAGATCTCGGCGGACGGCATACGCCTGCCGAACTTTGAGCGCCACAACGGAAACACGGCAAAGACGCGCGCTCTGACCGCCAAGCGGGTCGCCAAAAGCAAGGGCAAAGGTAACGGCCAAGGTAACGCTGCGAGCGTTACCCTGTCGTTACCTAGAGAAGAGAAGAGAAGAGAAGATGCAACCGATCCTGACGGATCGGGCGGCGAGCCGCCAGCCAAGGCGGGGGAGCTGAGCGACCGCGATCGGATCTTCGCCTACGGCGTGCCGATGCTGGTCAACGCCGGCAACACGGACAAGGCGGCCCGCTCTTTCCTGGCTGGCAAGTGCAAGGACCACGGCGACGCGGTCGTCGTGAAGGCGTTGCGCGACTGCTACCGGGAGCAGCCGGTGGATCCGTTGTCCTGGCTGGGTAAGCGCCTGCCGATGCGCGGCAACAAGGCCAGCGCGCACAGCGGCTTCGACAAGATTGACTACCGAAAGGGGATCAATGATGACGGCTCGTTTGAGTGAGTCCATCGCGTTCTCGTTCATTGGCACCCAGACGCGGGCCTGCGATAAGCATGGCGAGTTCGAGTCCAAGGGAAGCCGGCTCGGGGTTCGTGAGGTCTGGACTGGATGCCCCGGCTGCCGGGCCGACCGCGACGCGCAAGCCAGGGCAGACGTCGAGTCGGCTCGCCAGGCCGCACTGAAGGCGCGGCTCGAGGAGATGCTGGCGCAGACCGCGATCCCTGAGCGCTTCATCGGCCGCACGCTCGACACCTACCGCGCCGAGACCGACGGCCAGCGCAAGGCGCTCGAGGTCTGCAGGTTGTTCGCTGAGAACTTCGACCGCCATGCCAAGGCCGGCACGTCGCTCGTGATGTCGGGCCTGCCGGGCACCGGCAAGAGCCACCTGGCCGGTGCCATTCTGCAGGCCATCCTGCCGCGGCACGTCGGCATCTACGTCACGCTGATGGACCTGATCCGCATGGTGCGCGAGACCTGGCGCCGCGACAGCGAGACCAGCGAGTCGGCCCTGCTGGCCAGGCTGCAGGCCGTGCCGCTGCTGGTGATCGACGAGATCGGCATGCAGTACGGCACCGACGGAGAGCGGGCAATCGTGTTCGACGTGCTCGATCGGCGCTACCGCAGCATGAAGCCGGTCATCCTGATGACCAACCTGGGCAAGGAGGAATTCCGTGCCGCCGTTGGAGAGCGGGTGTTCGATCGGCTCACCGAGGTGGCGCGCTGGATGCCGTTCGACTGGCCCAGCCACAGGGCCCAGGCTCGGCGGGAGATGCGCGATGCAGCATGAGATCTGGGAGTGGCGTCGTCGCTACTGCAACCACGAAGAGCTCGAGGCGCACCGCGTCCTCGACATGGCCGTGGCCGGTTTCAATGTGCCTGAGTCGGTGATCAACTGGGCCTTGTGGGTTCTCGGGGACGGGGTGGGGTTTGTGCATGTCTGATGTGGTCATCTTCAAGGGCGAGGACGGCAAGCTGCAGGGGCTTGGCGAGAAGGGCGCCAAGGCCTGGGCGAAGTTCCAGAAGGCGGTGCGCGAGCTGGAGGTTGGTGAGACCCTGAAGTTCAGCTGGTGGGCGCCCCGCTCGCCCGGCTTCCATCGCCGGCACTTCGCGATGCTGGCCCAGGTGTTCGACAGCCAGGAGCAGTTCATCGACCCCGAGCACTTCCGCATGTGGGTACAGGTGGGCGCCGGCTTTTGCGACATCGTGCCGGGCGCCAAGGGCAAGCCGGTGGCGATTCCGAAGTCGATATCCTGGGCCAAGCTGGACGACGTCGAGTTCGCCGAGCATCACGCCAAGGTGGTGGAGTTCCTGCGCAGTCGGCACGCGCTGCGCTTCCTCTGGCCCCATGTGGAGGACGCCAACGCCGACCAGATGATCGACGCTCTGCTCAACGATTTTCTCTGAACGGTTCCGCAGCTGTTGCTTTTGTGCTACAAACGCTCACTTGCAAACATTTTGTTGGGCCAGTTGATGCTGAAAAATGACTTGATCAAGAGGGTGGCGTATGTGTCGGGGCAATCCCAGCCCGCTGTGCGCGCCGTGTTGGATGCCGTGGCCGCCGTTGTCAAGCGCTCTATCGTGCGGCACGAGCCGGTGATGTTGTTCGGCCTTGGCAAGCTGCACACGGTGCAGCGCGGAGCGAAGCAAGCTCGCAACATCCGCACCGGCGAGCCCGTGATCGTGCCACCCCGTCACGCCGTGCTGCTGCAGCCAAGCGATTCCCTGGTCGAGGCCGCGAACTCCAAGCAGTGATGCCGCTCCCGCAGTCCGCACGTCGCGTGCGATCCAAGTACGGCGCAGTCAAGACCCAGATCGACGGCCACGTCTTCGCCAGCAAAGCGGAGTCCAGGCGCTTCGTCCAACTCAAGGAGCTTGAGCGCCTTGGGCAGATTGACAGCCTTGAGCTGCAGCCGAAGTACGAGCTCGCGCCAGGCGTGAAGTTCTCGGATTCCGCCCGGGCCACGCCGGCCCTGCGCTACGTTGGGGACTTCAGGTATCGAGACCATCTTGGTCGACTCGTGGTCGAGGACGTCAAGGGTGGGCCGGTGACCCAGGGCTACCGCATCAAGAAGCACCTAATGCTGGCCATTCACGGGATTGAGGTCCAGGAGGTGAGGGTACGATGAGCTCAGCAGATCGGCCCTCCGCCTTCGAGCGCCTGAGCACGGCGGTGCAAACGTCCGACCTCACGGTCGACCCAGACCACCGCACCGATGCCGACTACGTCATCGCCTTAGGAATCGCCTGTTCGCGGCGCAGCGCCGCCGCGTCGCCGCTGATGCGCCTACACCTGAGTGGCACCAACACCAACCTCAAGGCGGCCTACAACTCGGTGCTGTCTCTGACCAAGCGGCTCAACGCGAAGCGCAACTGGCGCCTCAATGGCCGCTCGCTCAGCACCGTGGCCATGCAGGGCCTATCGCACCACGTCTCCCCCACCTGCCCGCACTGCCACGGCCGCAAGTTCGAGGTGCTCGAGGGTACGCCTACACTCAGCACTGAGGCGTGCAAGGCCTGTCACGGCACGGGGCGCCGGCCGATCCAGAAGAGGCACCGCGAGCAGATCCAGCAGCTGATCACGGTGCTTGAATCGATCGACGAGGTAACAGAGCGCGCCGTGGCGAGGCTGGTGCGATAAGGGGAAGCGATGACTACGGTGGCGTACAAAAATGGTGTCATGGCCGGTGATCGCATGTCCCGCGAGGGCAATGTGAAGCACGCCCGCATGACCAAGATCTTCCGCTCGCGCGGCCACCTGGTCGGCTTCTCCGGGGCAGCCGACGTGGCGATGGTCCTGCTGCGGTGGTTCGATAACGGTGCAGACCCGGCGGAGTGGCCGGATCCGCACGGCGAGGATGGCGTCGAGGCCAGCATGCTGGTCGTAAGCCCCGCGGGCAAGGTGTCGTACTACGAGCGCTTCCCGGTCCCGCTGATCATGGAGCAGGAGTTCCACGCCATCGGGTCCGGCCGCGACTTTGCTCTGGCCGTGCTGAGCATGGGGTACGACGCGGTCAAGGCAGTTGAAGTTGCGTCCGAGCTTGACGCCTTCACAGGGGGCGGAGTCGACGTGCTGATGCTGAAGGGCCCCGCGCATTGAAGCGCTCTGGATTCCGGCGCCCCACCCTGGAGCGCCGGCCAGCGGTGGCTGTGCCGCTTGACCCCAAGTTCCGCCGGGCCGTCAGCACTGGGCCCGCCGAGCTTGCGCCCGTGCCGAAGGTTGTGGTGCGGCAGAACAAGACCGAAGAGGATCGGCGCCACATGGACGCGGTGGCGCAGCTCGGCTGCATTGTGTGCCGGCGCGTGTTCGGCATCATGACGCCACAGGTGGAGCTGCACCACCCGCGTCGCGGCGCCGGCATGGCGCAGCGCGCCTGTCACCAGGACGTGCTGCCCCTATGCGTCGAGCACCACCGGGGCAAGACCGGCGTGCACGGCCTTGGCACCAGGGGGTTTGAGAAGCACTACGGCTTCAGCGAAGCCGATCTGCTTGAGGACGTGCGAGAGCGGACTCGGGTGGGCGCTCGTCTAATCGAGCCTTAGCCCCATAGCCATCGATTTATGGTGCATACACCGCGCTGATCTCACCGCAGTGGCCAGGGCACGATGCGCCAGCGCCGGCCGCCGACCTGTAGGAACAGGCCTCCGCGGCGAAAGAAGCGGTTGGACATCCAGTAGACCTTCATGATGCTTACCTTTGCTGCTATGAGTCTTGCTCGCTCAGTTCGGACCAGCGCTTGTTCTGGTTCGCGAACTCGAAGTCCGGCGCCTCGACGGCATCCTTGATCGTGGTGTGCGTGCACCCCCAGATGCGATCGGTGGCGTCGAAGAAGCTGTAGCCCCAGACCTCGGACTCCTCGCCAGTCTCGACGTCGACGGTGCACGTTCGGTACACGCCCTTGCTCTGGGGCAGCTCGCTGGGCGGGAAGATCCTGGCGCGGCTCATGAGGCTCTCCTTTCCTTGGGTGCGGTCTCGCTTGCTACCCAGGCATTATCAATCGCGCGGCGCACCCAGGCGCTGTAGCCCTCTTGCGCAAGCATCTCCAGGCGTCGGCGATGCTCACGCGTGAGCACGATGTTGACGCGCTCCGTG